CTGAGTAAGGCGCCACTAATTCGCAATGTTCGTATTCTATTGACGACAGCCGAATACGCCCAGTGGAAAATATGGTTCATCCGAATTATTGAGCGGACGGGCTGGTTTTCCTGGACGGATCCAGTAGATAACAAAGTTAAAACGGCCCGAATTTATGGCGGGCAGTACAAGATGGATGCGCGGGTTATTCAGGGCGAGATATCGCAGACTATTTTAACAGTACAACTTGAAACGCTTGAATAATGGCGCGTAATATTTCGACTACCGCGGCGAAGGCTGTCAATTCGACCGCAGCGGCAGCGCTTCCGATATACCTGCTGGAAATTACGCATCCGGATCTCGCCACGCCTATTCGTATTGTGCAGGATACTAAAGATGTCGTCTATGCCGGAGATACCTATATCGCGATGGGATTCACGATCATCCCACCGGATGACATGTCGAGCGGGCTGCCAAAGGCGCGGCTCGCTGTCGATAACGTCACGCGTGATCTGATGCAATGGGTCGAAACATCCAATGGGGCGCAGGGTGCAAGTGCTACCATTCGCGCCGGGATGCGCAATGCTCAAAATGTTGTGACAGTGATCGAGTGGTCACAAACGCTAGACCTGGCGGATATTACGGCGACGTTTCAAACTGTTTCAGCGAGTTTGGGCTACGAGGATATTTTGAACCTGCCAGGCGTGCCATACACCTACACGCCTGATACCGCGCAGGGCATTTTTTGAAACACTGGTCAGATTCCTATATTGGTCTCACGTATTCGGATTTTAACTGCGCCGAGCTGGCTAGAGAAATCCAGGCGACGGAATTTGACCGCTGGCTAACCATGCCGGTTGATACATGCCAAAGAAACCATGCGGGTGATCTGCTGGGTGATTATGGCATCCGCATAGATAAGCCGGTGGATGGCGGCGCCTGTGTAATGACACACGCCGAAGGATCGAAATGGCATCTCGGCATTGTATGCCTGATTGCTGGACAGACATGGATTTTGCACTCGCTCGCGCGGGTTGGATCGGTGCGTAGCCGACCGCGCGACCTTAAACGACTCGGACTGGAAATAGAAGGGTATTATCAGTGGAAGACCTGACGGCGCAGATCACGCACTGCCCGCACCCGGTGCTTGCCGCTGCGGAAAGAACCATTCGCCGGCAGATCGTTTTACCTGGCGAGACGCTTGTCCGATTTCTTGGCCGTTGCGGCATCAACACTGATTCTGTGCCGAGCATTGTGGCGGTCAACGGCGTTACAGTATCGGACCTGACTAGGCTAGTCCGTCCTGATGATCTGATAACCGTCCGCACTATCATGCAGGGTGGCGGGGATTCCGATCCGCTTCAGATAGTATTATCCCTTGCAGTGCTGGCAGTAGCCGCGTGGATCGCTGGACCGGCGGGCGTGGCTATATTAGGTGAAGGTTTGGCGGCTGTCGCCGGCGGTGTCGTGGCTGTCGGTGGCACGATGTTGGTTAGCGCCCTGGTTCCTAATCGCCGTCCTGATATCACTGCTCAACAGGACAGCACGTCGCCGACCTATAACCTCAGTGGCGCGCGTAACCGGATGCGGCCATATCAGCCAATGCCACTGGCGTATGGTACACATAAATTTGTACCTGATCTCGGGATACAACCCTATACCGAATTCAGTGCCGAAGATCAGTACCTTCACATGGTCTTCAATTTCGGGTTATCGAACCTTATTGTATCAAGCCTAAAGATTGGTGAGACACCGATCGGGAATTATCGCGATGTCGAGCTGGAATGGTCAGACAGTGCCGGGAAACTGAAACGGTTCCCTGGGAACGTCGATACCCTGGCGATCAATGCCGTACTCGATAATGCTACGGGATACATTACTCGCACTGGCAGTGAGAACACGACGCGCATTGCCGTGGATATCGTCGGTAGTTTGTACCACATTGGAGATTCAGCCAGCGAACTCCACACGGTACGGTTTGGCGGGCAATATCGAGAAGTCGGCACTACGACATGGTTGCCGTTGTTTTATGGATCAGAAGTGGTGCGATATACGCATTACTGGTCTGCTGGGTATCAAAATTATGTGGATGACCCATTTGGTGGCGCCGGTGGATACGAATTTATCCAAGTGGATTATGGGAGCACTACATACGCAGACCACACCGAAAATGAAGTGCATTCGATTCTTACTCTCCCAGATTATGAGGGAATGCCTGAGTACATATATGCGAGATGGAAGTGGCGCGCATTCGCAGACCAGGGTGATGATCCGGGGCCATTCCCGGCGACCACGGTGCCGACAACTTATTTGACCTTTACGAATGACAACACCAAACCTGTCAGGCGGAGCTATGCTCGATACGTTTCAAAAGGACAGTATGAGGTGCGGCTCTGGCGGTATTCTCAGGCTGAAATAGATGACCGATACATTTCGGATTTCACATGGACCGTGCTGAAATCCTACCAGCCAGACACTACTAACTATACCGGGCAGACCCGTCTCGGCATGCGAATTCGGGCTAGCGATCAGATCAGCGGAGTAGTTGACACCCTGTCGGGGATTATAGAGTCGCGTGTGCCCGCGCGGAATTCAGATGGCACATGGGGATTGACTCGCACAAGGAATCCAGCATGGCAGTACGTGGCGCACGCTATCGGAAAGAAAGACGCGAATGGTCGGCGTATGTTTGGTGCCTGTCTGCCAAGGGCTCGAATGGACTGGGAATCGATCCACGACTGGGCGGGCTATTGTACTGCCAACTCACTGACATGTGACATTGTTTTCGACCGGCAGCAACCGATCGCTGAACAATTACAAATTATCGCGCAGTGTGGTCGAGCAGCACCAACATGGGCAACCGGCAAGCTCGGTGTGATTTGGGATGCGGCGTATCAGCCCAGCACAGCTATGTACGGCATGTCGAATATTATCGCCGGTACGTTTTCGGTTCGATACATATCGGAGGCGCTAGCTGATGAGATCGAGGTGTCGTATCTGGACCGGGATAACGATTATAAGCCGACCACGTTACGGGCAACGGTGCCGGAAGTCACGCAGCAGGGCAACGTCGCCAAGATCGAAATGATCGGCGTAACAGATTCGGCGCTAGTGGCAAAAAATGCCAACCTCCTCGCGGCAGATCAGTATTACCGCAGGCGCCGGGTTACGTGGGAGACGGACATGGAGGGAATTGTTTCTGTCCGTGGCGATGTCGTTACCCTATCACACGATCTCACGTCCTGGGGCTATTCTGGCCGACTGATCGCCGGGGCAACGATCAATGGCGTCTCCACGGTAACGCTGGATCGTGCAGTGCCATTAACATCCGGAACCGAGCATTGGTTGATGTTGCGCACGCCTGCCGGGACGATGGCACATTACAGCGCGGGCACACCGGCGGCTAGTGGAGAAACCAGCACGCTACGCCTACTCACTAATCCGCCGCTGCTGCCAGGGCAGGATGGGCAACATACAGCCTATGATTACGTGTGGTTTTTCGAGCCGTCCACGACACCGGGAAAGAAAGTTAAAATCCTGGATGTTCGGCCAATAAATGAGCACAGGATCCAGTTCACTGCGACTGATGAGGTGGACGAATACTATGAATCTGAAACCAATCCTACTTGGACGCCGGCAGCATCGGAATATTATGGTCCGTCGCCGTCCGTTGCGAGTATCAGCGTAAGTGAAATTCTGCTGACCCATACGGGCATATCGCAGGTCTGGCTATACTTCGATCTGGAAAATGCAATCGGTGTGCGTCTGCGGATCTCTGTTAACGGTGGTGCGTGGCGCAACGAGGGCGAGGTTCGCGGAAATGAATGGTTTGGGAACTTCAACGCCGACGACGAACTTGTTATAGAGGCAAGCCCGTGGGCAGTTGCAGTAACGGCGGCTGCCGATACGGTCAAAACATTGACCTACACGGTGCTGGGCAAGCTGGCGCCACCCGCGGACGTGACGGGCTTTAGTGCGGAGGTATGGAATCAAAATATCCGGTTGAAGTGGGATGCCAATCCGGATATAGACATTGACTCATACATTGTCCGAATCGGTTCGGGCAATTGGGAAGACGCCACGGCAATCGGGACGACCAAAGGGCTTGAGCTGGTTTATAAGCAATTGAGTTTAGGGACGCACACGTTTCAGATCAAGGCTCTGGATACAAGCGGGAAGGTTAGCGGAAATGCGACTCTCGCGGTCGTTATAGTTGAAGGACCGAGGGCGCCAGATGTAACGAGCCGAATCATAGATAATAATGTTTTATTGTTCTTCTCATTCTGGCCGGGATCCTATTTAGTTACGGGCTATGAGGTTCGCAGAGGGGCTGACTACAACAATCCAGATGAGACGCTGCGTGGGCAGGGTACATTCGCGACGTTCTTCCTAGCCGAGTCAGGCGTCTATACCTTTTGGGTAACGGGTATCGACTCCTTTGGGAATGTGGGTTCCGTCAAGTCGTTAACGGCGACTGTAGACGAGCCGCCGGATTATGTGTTGATACAAAAATGGGATACGTCCTGGGGCGGGACACTCACAAATGTAGCGGAGGATTCCGACGACTTGGTAGCTTGTATCAATACCACGGAGACGGTGCAAGACCATTTTGATAACAATGTATGGGAATCACCGAACGATCAAGTCAATGCAGGGTATACACATTATCCCATGCCGACACCGAACAGCGGCAGCTATTCGGAAGAGTACGATTATGGATCGGTTATTGGCGGGACAACGATCAGGTTAGACGTTCGGACTGAGCAGATAGTGGGTTCGACCGCTATGACACCGACGATCAGTTATAAAAAACTGGTAGGTGATTCGTGGACCGACTTTACCGCGGGCGAGACATCTGGTTATGCAAGCGATTTCCGATACATCAAGATTGCGCTTGATTTCGTCGGAGCTGATGGTGACGACATCATGCGGGTCAAGCCATTCAATGTACGCCTGGATATAAAGAAAAGGTACGATGGTGGCGTTGCGACGTGTGACAGTGGTGATAGCGGCGGGACGACGGTTAATTTTATTCGCGCATTCTCAGATGTTGAGGCGATTACGGCGACACCACGCGGCACGACGACAAGCAGTTTCGCGGTGGTAGACTTCGAAGACGTGCCGAATCCGGCGAGCTTCAAGATACTTTTATTCGATAATGACGGGACGCGGGTAAGTGGCGATGCGTCCTGGCAAGCCGAGGGTTATTAATAGTGGCTGACTGGGACGATCCGACAATATCCAGCTTATACGCTGATTTGATTGCTGAACTGAAAGCCCGCGACGTGGATCTCGCTACGCTGAATTCTGGCGGAACAGTAACGAATCCGCCGGATGGCGCCTATCGAATCAATATCGGCACAAAACGATTGGAGGTGTACGACGAGGCGACGGCCACGTGGTCCGATGCTTTGGGGCTGTTGGGGCTATCTCACGGCGGCACAGGGCGTTCAGCGTTTCAACGCGGCAGTGCATTGGTATGTAGGGCCGATGGCACGTTATTCGGCGAACCTCAGGGGGGTGGGTCTGGCCAGGTGCTCACTACTAATATCACTACCGGGCATCCGCAGTGGGCATTTCCGAATCACCGTGGCATACGAGCGAATGAAGACGGGGCGATTCTGTCTGGATCAAGAGGGTGGACGGTAACTAAGACGGACACCGGAACTTATACAGTTGATACAGGATTTGATGAGGTTTTGAACATGCCGTTTACTGCGTCGGCGCATGTTGTTCCAATAGTCGCCTATTGCTGGCCGCTGGTGGGAAATGAGATTCTTGTGAAAACGTACTCGTGGACGACATTGATTGATTCGGCATTTAGTATTGAAGGTCAAATAGGACTTTAAACAGGCATGAAACTTAACCGCTGGGAGTTCGTCGGCTGTGTGGCTGTGAGCCTTTCCATTTGGGCCAGCATAATCTATTGGGCCATAAGCACCGCGGGGGCGGCCACAACGGCGCAGTTCTCCGGGCAGGCAGGGTTTAATGGGTACTACTCGGAAAATGAGATAGATATCACTGCGCGGGCAAACTATAGCCGCGGGTGCGATGTGACCTTCACAGAAAACAATGCAACATGGTCGGAATCACTGATCGAGGCGGAGCTAAACGGCGAGGATGGTGACAAAGTTTTCTGTTTCAATCCGGGAGACTATACAGACCACAATGAGTACGACATAACTAAGAGCGGTAACAGCACGTCTGATCGACGCTGGATTAGGCTTACAGGCACCAGCATGGTACATCCGATCGACTTGAGTGGAGGTCAACGAGCGACGATAAAAGGCATCGCGCTAAAAGCACAGAACTGGGTTATTCACCGGATGGCCTATGATGGAACTGGTGGCGGCAGCCATGAGAATATTGAACTGGAGCAGGACAATGTACTGGTCGATAGAGTACTGCTTGAAAATTGCGACGCCGGCCCAGTTACTTCAACGGAAGCGTGTTTGCGGATAGAGAGTGCAGATGGGATTGTCCTACAGAACTCTGTTTTGCGCGATACGGAATGGAAAGGCAGATCAGTTCAAGATCCAGGAAATGACCCGCGGGATCAGCATTGCATAGAGTTTGCTGGAGCAAGCGAGGATGTCATCATTGTCAATAACGAAATCTACAACTGTGCCGGCGATGGAGCGGTGATAAACAACGGAGCGACCGTGTCCGGCCTAATCGTGGAAGATAATGATTTCTATGTGGACAGTAGTATGTACTGCCAGGATGGGAGTCCAGACCCGAACGGAAACAAAGCCGCGAGTGAGAATGCACTCGACTTCAAAGGAGGGGGCACGGTATCGAAGCCTGTCGATATCGTCCACAATAGAATGTGGGGTTTCCAGCAAACAGCTACAAGCTGTGGAGGAAC